TAACTGATGCCAAGATACTCTTACACTTGTACAAGCTGTGAGAGCACTATAGAAGCCTCTCATTCAATCAATGAGAGGCTTTCTTATTGTGACTCTTGCGGAACAGATACACTAAAGAAAAATCTATCAATTCCAACAATAACAAAACAACAAGAATCCAATAATTTGACAAATAATAAAAATGGTGCTATAGTTAAAGAGAAGATCGAAGAATTTAGAAAAGATCTTAAAGAACAAAAACAACAATTAAAGAATAGGGACTTATGATTACTTTATCAATCTTATTGTTATTATCAATTATAGTAAATGGATTATTATTCTGGTATACAAGAAAGCTATTAGAAAAACTATCTGTATTTACCGAAGGTGTTATTGAATTTAGAATGAAACTGCAAGAATTAGCAGGACATTTAGAGTCAGTACATCAATTAGAGATGTTTTATGGAGAGCCTGTACTACAAAGACTTATTCAACATATGAAGCTTACTGTAATGGAGATTAAACTGTTTAGTAATTCCTTCATTATTAGCGAAGGCGAAGAAAAAGAGGAGCCATCCAATGACGAAGAAAAAGCAGAATAATTATTTTACAGACCTTCACGAACAGGCAATAATAAATTATGCCCTAACAACTGATAATAAGATTAGGACTGAGTTGTATGTTACGTATATTGAACCAGCTTTTAATGAGATGGTTGATAAAATAGTATTTACATATAAATTTACTACTCTCCCAAACATTGATGACCTTAGATCTGAATGCAAGATTTGGCTTACTACTATACTAGATAAGTTTAATCCTTCATCTGGATCTAAGGCTTTTTCATATTTTTCTGTTATTACCAAAAATTGGTTTATCCATAAAGTAAAGAAAACAGCAGAGCAGACTAAAAGAGAAGTTGGTATTGATGAATTATCAAAAACATCTTGTCACGAAAAGCTAGTAATAGACCATGAATACTTTAAGTTGAGGGAAGATAGTGAGTTTTGGCGTGAATTCTGGTATGAATTAAATAGTTGGGAACACGTTGAAATGAAAGGTAATGAAAAAAGGGTTGTAGAGGCAATAAAAATAATCCTTGAAGACCCAGATAGTATTGAAATCTTTAACAAAAAAGCAATATACCTTTATATCAGAGAGATTACTGGTCTTAATACAAAACAGATTGTTAATAACTTAACAAAAATAAGAACAAGATATAAAGATTTCAAAAATGATTGGGATTCTGGAAAAATATAGTTTGGTCTAATTATACTATGACTAAAAGAAAAACATTAGATGATTATGTGCAACAAGCACTATTGAATATTGAAAAAGATAGAGAAATAACTACAGAGCTTTTACAAGATGTAGCACAATATATTGGTAAAGACGAGCATAGACACGCAGAAGTGGGTCATGTTGCAGCCAAGTATGTTGAATCTCTACAGCGTTCTAATGAACAGCTTGTAAAATTAACATCTATTATGTTGAAAAGAGAATCAACAATATATGGTGATTTGAACGACACAGATAAGGATGAGATTTATAACTCATTAAATGAGGATAGTTAATGTCTACTTTGTTTGAAAGTAAAGACTATAATTTTATTGATGCTGGTGCAAATGAATATTATTTTGATGCAGAGGAACTAACAGATGCTAAAAATGCAGCCAAAGTTTTCTTTGACTCTAATAACTTTAAAAATAGATTAAATGTTTTTAAAGGTATGGCTACATTTCAAGCAATTTGCCTATCTCCAGCAATATTAGGTGCTGTTGTTGACAATCAAAGAGCTACAGATCCAACCAATCAATCAAGATTTATTATGCTAAAAGCTCATGTTCCAGAATTACATTCAATAATTGGTAATCCTTGTGACATATTAGATACAAAAATTGCTTCTGATCTTAAAAAGCAAGCAATTATTAACTCTATTAAAAATCATCCTTGGTTTATTGGAGATATTAATGTACAAACTAACTCAATTTCTAGATTACCTTCGTTTGGTGATATAGTTAGAGTTAGTTTTCAAAAAAATCCATCTGGCGGAAGGATGATGTATGGAGTTTATAAAGGAATAGTGCAAAGCTCTAAAACTCATTCAATAGAAGATCAGTGTAAAGAGACTTTATCTGAAACCTTTAATTCATTGCCTATTATAACATTAGGAAATGCTAAATAATGGCAAATAAATTTCCAACAATTTCTGACTTAAATCCTTTTACTAGAGGATCAAACTCGTATTATCACGATGCTGAAGAATTAACAGATAAAAAATCTTCTTTATTAGCAATTTATAATGAAGATAATTATGTTAATAGGACCAATGTTTTTCATGGCGTTACAACTTACGAAGGAATCGTTGTAGACGAACCAAAGTTGTTAACCTCTTTAAGTAGAGATCAGCAATCTTCTTTTGCAGATATAGATGTTACAGATAATAACAAATACGCAATGAAAGTACATATACCAGAATTGCATTCAATAATCGGTAATCCTTGTGATGTTGGAGATTTAAAACAACTCTCACAAGATCAAAAAAAAGCAGAAGCTATAAATAGAGTCAAAAACCATCCTTGGTTTGTTGGAGATACAAGCGATAATGTATTAACTTCCGCAAGGGTTACATTTGGGTCTATTGTTAGTGTTAGTTTTGAGAAGTCACCAGAAGGTGGCGCAGCTATAAATGGTATTTTTAATTCGTTGATAGAACCAAGTGCAGTTCAAAGTATTGAAGATTTATGTGATAAAAAATTAAGTGAAGTATATAATAGCTCACCAGTTCAAATGCTTGATGGCACAACAGCTACTGGACTCAATACAGGCTCACCAAATAGTGGTTTAGGAGGAATTATTTTGCCAAAAGGTAAACCTACAAGCAGTGCAAAACCAGGACATATAATATGCCACGATACAGAACACCCTATTTCTTGGGATAAAGTTTATGCTTTGCCACAACAAGAGAATTGGAAAGCTAGTCAAACTCATGTAACAAGTCACATGAAAGATAGGCCAAAAGAAATTATAGATAAATTTGTTTGTCATTGGGATGCTGGGCTAAATTCAGAAGGTTGTATAAGGACTATGAATTCAAGAGGTTTTCATGTTCATTTTTGTATTGATAATGATGGATCTATTATACAAATTCACGATACAAAAAGACCATTAGGTCACGCAACTTCTCCTGCCGCTAATATGTATTCAATAGGAGTTGAGGTTTCAAATGCTTATTATTCTAAGTACCAACAAACCTATATAGCAAATGGTTTTGGTGCTCGCCCTATAAGAAAAGGTGCAGTTGTTCGCGGAATAGTCTTAGAAGATCATTTAGGATTTTATGATGTGCAGTTACAGGCGTTAAAAGCTTTAATTGAATCAGTATCAAATTTTTATTCTTTTCCAATAAAATTCCCACTAAACCCAGATGGAACATTAATATCAGAAACAATGAGAGAATCTGAAATTAAAAGCTTTAAAGGAGTCTTGAATCACTTCCAAACTGCAAATGATAAAATAGATTGCGCTGGTGAGCCTATAAAGGAGTTGTTCGGTGGCTAGATTTGGTATTGGTTCCCTAAACCCTTTTGAACAAGGATTGAAAGAATATTATTTTGATGCAGAAGAATTAACTGATGCTAAAAGTGCTGCTTTAGCTGTAACAAACAGAAAAAACATAAGAGATAGATTAAATATCTTTGAAGGTGTAACACAATATCAAGGAATTGTTATAAGTGAAGTTAGATTACTTACATCTTTAGGATTACCAAATTTGGCAACAGGTGATGGGCAAGACAATATACAAACAACTAGATTTGTAATGAAAGTACATATACCATTAGTACATGATACTATTGGAAACCCTTGTGATGTTGGTGAATTAAAGCAATTAAGCTTAGATGAACAAAAACAATTAGCAATAAATAGAATTAAAAATCACCCTTGGTTTATTGGTAAAGCTAGAGCAGAATTTAACAATAACATTCCTGCTTTTGGTTCTAGAGTCTTGGTAGAATTTAAAAAAGGTCCAAATTCTGGAAGAATGATCGATGGTGTTTTTCTACATACCATAGAAGAGTCAAGGACTAATTCAATAAATGATTTTTGTAGTACAAACCTTTCGGGCTTATTTCAGAATAAAATTGACGGTCTAACAACAGTTGGAAGTTTAGCACCAGTTCAAGCTTCTAGTGGTACTAGCCCAACATCAACATTTGTTGGTAATAAAGATGATCCAAGTTTTGCTCAATGTAAACCAAGCTATTATCAAAATTTAGAAAAAAAACAAACTACTTTTTCTACATATGAAAAAGCTTCTGTTGTTGAAATTATTAAAAAAGTACAGCCAGATAAAAATTGGCAAAAAATAATGTGGTGCTATATAAGACAAGAACAAGGTTTTACATATCCAAACAATAACGTTGCTGGTATTAACATAGATTCTGGAAACTTTGGTCCAGAATCACAATTTGATTATCAAACTTGCTATAGAGATGCCCAAAGATTTAGAGTTTTTGCTGGATTTAATTCTTTAGAAAGAGGAATGAAAGTTTTTTCTGATATTGTGTACAACAGAAGAAGTAAATATAAATTACCTGGCGAGGGTTCAATACAGGATCAAGCTGAAAAAATAGCCTATAATTATTTTTCTTGGTGGACAATACTTGCAACACCAGAACAAATAGAGCTGTTAAAAAAACAAGGCTATTTTATCTTGAGTAATGGCACAAAAGTAGAAAAAAATTATAATAAAACTTATAGTAATTTTGTTTCATTTCTAAATGAATATCAAAAATTATTTTAATTTGCCTAGTTAAAGAAGGGTAAAAATATGTCAATATTTGGAGACAGTGTAAGAGATACATCTGACAAAACATTAGAAAATTTAGATAAGAACACTAAGAACGCATCAGAAAGGAATACTGGTAATAAACCTCCAAGAAATCAAGGTAGAGGTTTTGCAAACAGTAAAAAAATAGAACCTATCCCTTCTTTTTCTGTGGCAGATAATGAAGTTGTATTGCAAAATGATAATGGATCTAGAATTGTACTTGGAAGAGATAGAAATAGTAATATTGCAAGTGGTTATGGAGGTCTAGGCCATTCAGCTTGTGCAACTATTGATTTAGTTGTTGGGCCTATGGCTGGCTCACAGACAGGTGCAAAAGATGGGTTAAAAGTAGACCCAAACTTTTTTACAGATGCAGCAAGAATTTATATAAGCCAGAAAGCTGATATTGATAGATATTTTGGTTTAGCTGAAGGCCATGCTGGATTGGTTGAAACAAGATCTTCCATAGGCATAAAAGCTGATGCAGTAAGAATTATATCTAGAGAGGGTGGTATAAAATTAGTTACTGGAAAAGCAAATATTTCTGGTTTTTCTAATGGTGGAGAAAAAAATTCTAATGGTGGTATGATAAAAGTATATAAAGGAATTGAATTAATAGGCGGTAATGATACTGAAGACGAATATCTAACAAGTTTTTTTGGTTTAAATGTTTCTACATCGTTCTCTATTCCTGGTGCAAAAAGAGTTTCAAGATTGCAACCAATGGTAAAAGGTGAAAATCTTGTTGAATGCTTGGAAGAAGTTCTAGATTCATTGGCAGATCTAAATTCTGCTTTACTATCTTTTGTAAGAACACAAGAAATATATAACACTGCAACATCAACCAATATAAGTACTATTTCTGCGGCATTTTTCCCATTAGCTCCTGCTGGTGTCGTACAGGCTGGCGTTACTGCTACTACTAAAATCACAAATATTACAAACGTAACAGATGTGTGTAGCAAATTAACAACAAACTTGCAGTTGTTGAAAATGAATTATTTAAAACACACATCTAAACTATTTATTAACAGCAGGGATCACAAGTTGACATAATGCCAAGAAATTATAAAATAACAAAAGCACAAGTATCAAGTGCTTCTTCAACATCACAAAGAAACCAAGTCAACAATGTTCAGCAAGTTTCTAATACAGAAGAGTTAGAAACAGTTTATTCAGTTGAGCAAAATACTTGTAAAGACTTTGTTGCGCCAGAAGAACCAATAAATCCAAACCCTTGTCCAACTTGTACGCCAAATCCAGAGGCAATAGTCCCAGATTGGACCACATTAGATAATGGTTCAGATCCATTTTTAAATGAACAAAATTGTTTATATTCTGTAGTAATTGAAACAAAATATAATGGCACTGGTGGCGATGATTTACCAAATAGAATTAGAGAGTATAAACCAGTAGCAGCTAAAAAATTATTAAGATTTTATAGTAAAAAAGAAACTGATTTAATAGTAGATTTAATGGTTAATGGTGCTCAAGGTGCCAAAGGACCATTAGTTGGTTCTGATTACTATGTTCCCACCGAACAAGCTGGGAGAATGAAAATACTATATGTAATACCAGCTTTCAACTTTGATGGAATAGAAGAAGATTATAAAGATCCAAATAATAATTTAACAAACCCAACAATTATAAATGAATTTTCTATCCCATTGAATAAAATTTCAATGATGTTAAATAGATTTAATTTGGTAATGGGTGTATACGGTAAATATCAAGCAAGATTTCATTCTATAGATGATGGCAGAATATATTATGGAACCAGTAAAAGAGAGTTTATAATAGGCACGCCAGATACTAACAATGTTTTAACAGATATATACGAAATAACTGAAGGCTTAAATTATGTTTTAAAAAACAAATCGTTTAATGAGATTAGCGATGCTGATATATTTCCAGATAGTATTGCTGGGTTTGTTTTTGATTCAGACAAAGTTGCAAGCAGCATCAGAATAAATGTTGATGATAAATACAAAGTAATAAGTTGTGTAATAGAACAAAACGCTTGTCCACCAACTGAGATAAATGATCCAGAAGAAATAGAAAGACTATTTGATAGAGTTCCATTTAATAATCCAACAGTTTTGGCATATTTAAGCAGAATGGAAGATATTCACAGAGATATAACAGCTAGAGAACCTATGCCTTGGCTTGATTTTATCAAAAAATATACATATCCAGCCTTATCTATAGACTATGGAACTGCTACTCTTATTGATAATGATGAAACATTATTAGAATGCATAACAAGTGCCGTTAATGATTCTTTAGAAAAACTAGGAAGTTTATTAGTAGATAAAATTGCATCATTTCCCAATGTTTTGCTTGATAAATATATGCAAGATATTGAAGATTGTAGACTTGAAGAAGATGAGTTTAAGTTTCGACAAAAGTTTAAGGAAGACTTGCTCAAACATACCGATAAATTTAATGAAGAATTGACAAAAAAATTCTTTGCTGAACTTGATCTAGTTGTCGATATGAAGAAAAGAATTAAATCTTTAAGAAGAAAAGGTGTAAATATAAAAAATATATACACATCCATTATTGATGATTATGGCTATTGTGGTATTTTTGCTTTATTAAATCAAGCATTAGAATGTCTTGCATCTGGCATGAGCTTTGGTGATTATTTAAAGAAAATGGTAGAAGCTGCATTAAAGAATTTGGCTCCCAATGACTTAACTTTCTTATTAAAAGGATTGCCACTAGATAAAAGATTGGAAGTTTCTAAAAAAGTTAAACAAGAAATTGCTAAAGCTATTGAAGCTGGACTTAAGTTTCCAGAAAATCTTGAAGATGCCAAAAAAGCAAAAGAAGAAAAAGATAAAAATGATGCCTATGCCGCAGCTCAAGAAGAGCTTGATGCAGAAACTGAAGCAGCGAAACAAGCAGCAAAATCATCATATGCCAATTCTGATAAGGCTGCACAACAACAAGCAGAAGCAACAGCCACAGAAACAACACGAACACAAAATCAGCAAGAATCAACTGCACAATTAGAGCAAAATAATGCAAAATTAAAAGAATTAGAAACACAAATTGCTACATTAAAACAGGAAATTTCTGATTGGGAAAATTCTTTAGAAAACTTAGAAGAAGGTTTAGAAGAAGCTACGGCTAATAAAGACAAAACTGCTCAAGCTACAATAAAAGAAAAAATAAAAAGCGCAGAACAAAATATTTCTATAAAAAGCAATAAACTATCCGAATTAGAAAGTCAATTATATGATATAAAATCTTCTAATCTTGAAGAAGAAGCTATGCTTGATATAATACAAAATGGCCCAAGATCAAGCAATACAGGCACGATAGGAAAAAATGGTGTCGGTAAAGCACTTGGAGAGATACAAAAAGTATTAGTTAAAGCTTATATTGAGGCTTTAATAGACTTAGTAAGTGTAGATGACTTGTTAAGGTACTTAAAAAGTTTGCCAGGAGCTGATATTGTTTCTAGAATATTTAGCCAAGCCAGAAATTGTGTCAGCCCACAATCAAAAGTTATACAACCAGGATGGAACGATTTCTTTAAAACAATAGAATTAGATTTTTGTAGAAATAATTATTCTATTACATTACCAAAATTTCCTAAATTTAAATCATTTTTTGCCATTTTATCTTCATTGATTAAGAAATTGGGTCAAATATTCTTAAAAGTATTAGAGCAAGTTATATCACAAATTATTTTGGCAATAATAGAAAAAATACTATCTCTTTTAACAAACGGTTTATGTTCTCTTCTAAGTGCTTTGGCTAGTGCTGCTGTTGGATTAGCACAGGGTCAAAGTCTGCTTAATGTTGTTAGAAATGCTTTTGGTTGCGATCCACTTACGCCAGATGATGAAATCGCTAAAGCAGTTCAACAAGTTTTTGGTGGTTTAGGTGCTGCTCCTTCAACTGCTGCTGCTACAATAGAATCAACAGAAAGATTAATGTCAACTATATCAAATACCTTAAATACATTTGAGATGGTTGATTTGTTGAGAGGAAATCTTGACCTAACTAAATTAGCATCATTAAAAAGAATAATTGCAATTGAAACACCAGAATATGCAGAAGCTTTTAATAATGAAAGATCTATTAATGATGTATTTTTATCACTTGGAAGATTAATCCCACAAGATTTATTAAATAATTTAGAAGATCAAGCCAGACAAGCGGTTTCTTTTAACCCCAATTTTGGAGAAAACTCATCTGTATGTCCATCGCCAGAAAGATTAGAGGAGTTTGATAATCTAAGGGCTTCCTTGTTGTCAGCTAAAGGCTTAACTGACGACCAAATAAAACATCAATTAGAACAATTAAGAAATAGAAATATTGAAAATGTCAAGCAAGTTGCTCTGCTAGCAACTAGTAACGATATTGGATCTTACGTTGCTTCACAATTACCTCCACTAATTTCAACTCCAAGTTCAAATTCTCTTTGTGCAACTACTTCAAATAACAATAACAATCAAAATGGTATATTGCCAAGCGATTACCCAATGGTTACAGAAATTGCTAATGAAACTAGTGAATATTTATTTAATTCATTGGAGAAAGACTTTTTTAGAGATGTATTAGATCCACAACTTTTCTCAAGATTTGATATTGGTAAATTAGATACTAAAGCATTTTTTGATATAGTGATGCTAGATGTTGGCGGTAATTCATACTCTGAACACTATAAAAGATTGGGAAGCTTTTTCTTGCCTACTTTTGATAATCAATCACAATACCAGTATTTTGATGAGGTAAGACCATACATAACAACTGATGATCTCGTAGTTGATACATACTTCCCAGAGACTGTAGCTAAAGAATTATCTACTACTCTTTTAGCATTAGAACCAGTATCGAATGCAAATTCTACAGTTATATACTCTACTAGTCGTGAAAATTATTTTGAAGCGTTTGCAAAGAAAGTACCAGACCTTGAAATTATAGTAGATAATTCTAAATCAGTAACTTCTTGCGATGTATTGTATAATAGCCACGTTGGAACTAATGTTATTGATACTTATATTCCTAACTACAAAAATATGAGCAGAGTTTTGTTATTGAAAAAATCAATTAGTAAACAATTAGAAATAGAATCTTCAATAGCAAATCCTTTTGATACTGATGAAATACCATTCACAATTACATTTAATGGCACCGATGTATCCTTTAAAACTATTAAGACTATGTTCAATGTTCAGCATACATATGAAGATGAATTACTAAATAAAATAAATACTTTAAATTATCGTGGTTATGAACATTCGCCACAATCAGAAATTTTTAGCAAACACTTAAAGAATATTCTTGCTCCAACAGGTATAGACAATTTAGATGAAGTTGACAGTTATTATAAAAAAGCATCTTTTGATACAACTACTCAAGAATTACAAAAATTTATTTTTAAAGATATAACTTTTCAAAATGAAGCTTTCAAGTTTGGTTTTGAATTTAATGATGGAGATGTAGTAAGAGATGAACATCTAGAATTAGATCCAGACACTTTAGAGCCAATTGAAACAAATCCAAGAGTCAAGTTCTTAGATCCAAACAAGTATGGTGGCACAGAAGAAGCCCCAGCGGTCTATATTGAACCAAGAACAGAACAAGGTGGTTGGCTTGGTATATTACAGTCTTGTATACCAGAACCAATGTGCGAGCCAAAACAAGAATCACTATTTAATTTTGATGAAATTAAGAAAAGAATAAATGATCTTTTGAATAAACTTGAAGAAGATGAAAGAATAAATGACGATCCAGAATGTATTAAAGAACCACCATATGGAAAATTGCTAAGTAAAGTTTCTAACTCTTTCTTGGAAGGGGTAATTCAAGCAACAATAAGGGTATATGTTGTTGAAAGTATTCTAAAAACTATGCCAATTTTTACAAAATATATTGTTTCTTTTCCAAATATGATGGATGAAACATACATTCAATATATTTGCGAAAATATAGAAAGCGGTTTATTAAACCAAGAAGGTGGTTTCTTTAGCCAACTTGATGATGAATATTATTTGATATTCTTGGAACAAGCTGTTCAAGTATTTGGAAGAAGAATTGATATGGGTGAAATAACACCAACTGAAGCTGAGGCTAGTTCTGTTGGATTCTTAAACGAATATCAAACAAAATTTAAGTATATTACTAACGATGATTTCTTGGCAATAAGAAGAGCAAGCGATAATCAATTTAATCAAACAATAAATTCTATTGATAGAACAGGAATGTTGGCTAAAGTAATAAGAGAAAAATTTGATAATTCTATAGGAACTTTTACTAGTATAGATAAATTAAGAAAAGAAATGAAACTTCAAGCTATTAGAGATACTAAAAATATTGCTAAAGTATTGTTGAATTCTTTGATAAAAGAACAAGTATCTCTTTTGAGTGACAGAATGAAAACAATATTGGTATTCCCAAATAAACCAACAATTGACAATATTCATAGACATATGCTTAGTAGCGATTTCACTAAGAAAGATTTAGCTAATGATTATTTTACATTTCCAAGCTATAAGTATTCTTACTTTGATGTAGCATCTAATCTTGATGATACACCATTTAAATTTGATGAAACTCTAACTTCTATAATACCAATAAAATTGAGAAATTTGGTTAGTTATGGTACGTTTATACTTGAAAGATATGTAAAATTAATTGATAAAAATAATCAAACAAGAGTTGAAATATTAAACAGAGCCGATAATTTATTTAATATTGTTAATATTAATGATTTCAATACCTTTGTGCAAGCTTTACCAGAAGATCTAAAAAGTAAAAAAATATCTGAACTTTTTGGCGACCTTTACTTGGATACAGAAACTAACGAAAGCGGAGAAGATGTTGAAGTTACTAGAGGTACAACAATAGGTGTAAAATATGGTTTAAGAGTAAGTTATGTACCATCAGTATCAGCCCCAAGGTTAGATAATATGAATATAGACTACTGTTTACAAAATAAAGCTTTCAATGTTGGAGCATACGACAGCAACGTAAATATGAAAGAAGTCATTCCTCTAGCCTCAGTAGAAATTGACTTGCAAGATGGAATAATTGGCGAACTAAATCTATTTGAGGGTGAAAATTCTTTTGATTACGAATGCTTGTTAAGTAAATTGACAAATAGTGTAGATTATAAATTAATATTCAACTATTGTTTCCCAATGCAAAGATTTATGTCTTTAGCAGCAATAACTATTGACAATAATTTTATGTATTTCTTAGGTATAGATGATGGTTGGAAAAAAGTTAAAGAAGATTTGTTTACCCCAGATGAAATTAAATTTGAAAATTCTAAGAAAAATTGTAGAAGCGTATTTGAGACAGTTTATAATTCTCAACAATATGATTATGAATCTCCAAATGTATCAAGAGAAAGACAAAAGCTAAGTGATTATATAAGAGGCTTTATATGGGCAAATAATCCATTCAGATTCTTAGGAAGAGGTGCTTCTAAAGCTAGAATAGTAGCAGATAGACCTTACGATAAACTAAAGAATGAATGTAAGAAACCAGACGAGGGATAAAAAATGGCAGGAATATCACCACTTTTACCATTAAGGTTAGATAGAACAGATGGTATAAGTTTGACTCAAACTTTAAAACAAGCAACTTATCAAAATTTAAAAAATTTGTTATTAACTAATCCTGGCGAAAGAATAGATCCTAATTATGGTGTAGGTCTTAAAAGATTTTTGTTTCAGCAAATGTTGTCTGAGACATACGAAGAAATGAATGCTATTATTCGTAGGCAAGTTTCTTTGTATATCCCAAACATACAAATTGTATCTTTAGATATAACTGAGCCATCGGATGATGCTAATAAAATTTCATTAGTTGTAAGGTACATAATACCAGCATTAAGGACTAATGAAGTATTTTCACTGCCAGTAACAACATAAAATTATTTAATAATCTATTTATAGTATGGCAAAAAATAGACCAGTAATCAAATATACAAGTAAAGAGTATACTTCGATCAAAAAAGATCTAGAACAGTATATCAAAATTAACTATCCAGACATATACAAAGATTTTAGCGATAATTCTTTTGGTTCAATTATGGTTGAAGGCGTATCTTATGTTGGAGATATGCTTTCATTTTATTTAGATTATCAAATAAATGAATCATTTTTAGACTCTGCCACAGAATATAACAACGTAATAAAATTAGCTAGACAGCTTGGATACAAATACCAGAACTCACCATCAACAACTGGTATTGTTTCAATGTATATATCTGTACCAGCAAACTCTAACGGATTAGGTCCAAATATAAATTATTTACCTACAGTTTTAAGAGGCAGCACTTTTAGCACACAAGACGGAACAACTTTTATTTTAACTGAAAATGTTAAATTTGATAATATCAAAAATGAAGTTGTAGTTGCAAACGTTGATACAACAACTGGTTTACCAATAAGTTATGCTATTAAAGCAGATGGTAAAGTTGTGTCTGGCGTTTTAGTGAGAGAAGTACTTTCAGTTGGTGATTTTAAAAAGTTTGCTAAAATTAAATTAACAAACCCAAACATTACTGAGTTAATATCTGTTCAAGATTCAGAAGGAAATTATTATTTTGAAGTAGAACATTTAGCTCAAAATACAGTTTATTCTGAAACAACAAATCCAAATGCATTAGCAGATGGTGTACCTTCCATAATGAAGCCTATTATAGTACCAAGACGATTTGTTGTAGAAAGAGTATTAAATGAAACTTATATCCAATTTGGTTACGGTTCCGACTCTTCAATAACTAACCCAAGTTTTGCAGATCCAAAAACAATCGTTATGGACTTAAATGGAAAAAATTATGTAACTGACTCAAGTTTTGATCCATCAGTGTTGTTAGAGACTGATAAATTTGGTATTGCACCATCAAACACAGACCTTACAGTTATATACCGAATAAACACTGCTAGAAATTCAAATGCCTCTGCTGGTTCTGTTAATTCAGTTAGTAATTCTATAGTTAAGTTTGAAAATGAAATAACTTTAGATCCAACACTTAAAAGCCAAGTAATTTCATCACTAGAAGTACAAAATATATATCCAATAATAGGCAGTGTAACTTTGCCTACAGCAGAAGAAATACGCTTAAGAGCACTGTCAGCATATACAAGTCAAAATAGAGCAGTTACTAAAGAAGATTACAGATCACTAATTTATGCAATGCCACAACAATTTGGTTCAATTGCAAAATGTAATATAATAAGAGATGCTGATTCTGTAAAAAGAAATTTAAATTTATACGTAATTTCTGAAAATTCTGATGGTAAACTAATACAAACAAATACTACAATAAAAAATAATTTAAAAAATTGGCTTTTATCTAAAAAAATGATTAATGATACAATTGATATATTAGATACAAAAATAATCAATTTTTCAATTACTTATAAAGCAACCACTACCTCAAAAGATAATAAATTTACTGTATTGAATGCAATCAACACAAGATTGAAATCAAAATATACACAATTTTTTGAGATAGGCGAACCAATCTATATAAATGATATTTACAATATTATTAACACTACAATTGGTGTTTTGGATGCAAAACAAGTTAAAATTAATATAAAAACAGGAAATGTGTATTCAAGAACCTTCTTAGATATAGAAAAACAAATATCATCAGATGGAACTTATATAAAATGCCCAGAAAATTGTATTTTTGAGTTAAAGTTTCCAGATTCTGATATAATAGGAACAATATTATAATGGCTATAAAAAAGTATTTTGCTTCTAAAGATTCATCAATTACTAATGCTTATAAATCTAGCTTAACCACAAGAGCAACTGGCTCAAATATGGGAAGGGCTGACATACTAGAAGTATTTTCTATCTATGGTCAAGCAGAAAGCGGCTCCACAGAGCTAATGAGAAGCTTGATAGAATTTCCAATTAATTCTGTAATATCTGATAGAAGCCTAGGAAAAATACCAGCAAGTGGAAATGTAAATTTTTATTTAAATGTTTACAATGCTGCTCACGGCTTAACATTACCAAGAAATTACACACTTCAAGTCACACCAGTTTCAAGATCTTGGGAAGAAGGTAATGGATTAGATATGGAAGATTATTCCGATTCAACTTATAATGGTATTGGTGTAAATTGGGTAAATGCTTCTAGTGGAACAGCTTGGACAAAAGTAGGTGGAGATTTCCACACAAGTCCAATATTTACACAAAGTTTTGATCAAGGTTATGAGCATCTAAAATTAAATATATCTAGTTTAGTTGAACAATGGATAAGCGGTACAAAAAGTAATTATGGCGTTGCAATCAAACTAACATCCAGTAATGAAGCTTATTATTCAAGTTCTACTGGTGTTGATTCTGGTCCTATACCACACAACCCAAATGGTGCCGAATCTTCTTATTACACAAAAAAGTTTTTCTCTAGATCGTCAGAATACTTCTTTTTTAGACCAACTCTAGAAGCACGTTGGGATTCAACAGTTAAAGATGACAGAAATTATTTTTATTTAAGTAGCGCAAACGTCCCTGCTCAAGACAATCTTAACAAAATTTATTTATATAACTATTCAAGAGGTAGATTAGTTAATATACCTTCTGTTGGAACTGGAA